TTACTCTTCATGGTGATGAAGTAATCCTTTTCGTCACCCTTGTTAGCAGCAGCAATACCCATGTTATCGAGTGCCTCAACAGCTTTGTCACTCAGGTTACCAAGAACAATCTGGTACTTGTTGCTGTACTTGTTTAGCTTGTTACGCTCGACCCAATAAAGCGTACCCTTCAGCGTTAGTGGTTGTGGTTTGTCAGTCATAACAACTCTCCTTTTTGGTTAACTACCATAATATTATACCACGTTTTTAGCATGGGTGTCAATGAGTTTCTGCCCATGTCTTACCTATCTTGAACTCACCGTCTAACGGACAGCGCATTTCAAGAACCTCGCCAGCCTCAATGATAGACTGGACTAATGCTTTGCCTACTGTTTCACCGTGTTCAGCAGGAGTCTCTACCTGAAACTCATCGTGAATATTACCAACAAATTTATGCGGTACGTCTTTGAGTTTCTCAACAGCCAGCACCAACGCCTGCTTCATAACGATAGCACCGCAGGACTGGAGCAGTGTGTTCAGTGCAGAGTGCCTGTTCCTGATCCATACGGTGCGTCTATCAATTCCGGGTAAGCTGCCGTGACAAGCTCTGATTTCAGCCGTTCTGACCAGCCGTGCATAAGATGGCATGTTTTTAAGGTAGTTATTTCTAGCTTCTCTGCCATCCTCAGCAGTTCCTCCGATGAGGTTTCCCAGCTTGGTATCTCCTGCTCCATATAGAAGAGCGTATGTGAAACGCTTTGCATCAGCTCTTGTTCTAAGTCGTGCAGCCTTTTGAGTTGCTGCATGTACATCTCCTTCAAGGAGTTCTCTAATGTAGTTTTCATTCTGCATGTAGTGTGCAAGACAGCGTAGCTCAAGACCTGAAGCGTCAGCGCCTACTAACACGTTACCCTCCTCAACTATAAAACATTTACGGTATTCAGACCCCGACGGTATCTGCGCTAGGTTAGGACTGTTGTGTGTCATGCGTCCAGTAACAGCGCCGCACGAGTTGACATAGCCATGTATCCTACCGTCAATACCTACGTTATCTATCCAAGACTTGAGCATACCAGAACGCTTCTGTAACGTCATGTACTCAAGCACTAAGGCAGCTTCCGGTATATGCGCGTTCCGTTTTAGCGAAGTCTCGTCAACCTGTGGGTTACCGCCTTTGGTTTTGTCAGGCCACTTCGCACCCAACGCAGACAGCCGTTCTGCAACCTGCTGCCTAGAGCCTACGTTAAACACAATCACCTCATCCTTCAGTCGCTTACCTGTCTTGTCAGACCAGCGTTCGTTAACGATAGGTGGGAATACTTCCTGCATCTTATCGCTGATCTCCAGCATACGTTGCTCGTGCTCTGAGTGAAGCTGACACGCCGTGTCGAAGTCGAACGCGAAACCGTTGCGAACTTGTTGAGCGATTGCGAATGCCACTCCATGTTCTAGGTCTCGGGATCGCTGTGAGAATTGATCTCTGTCTAGTAACTGGGTGACGTGGTTGAATACGCTCCATGTTGCGCGGCAGTCTGCGAGACAGTAATCCACCATCTCTGGGGTCAGTCCTGCGTCGAAGTCTTCCACATTGAAGTCGCCTTTTAACTCGTTGCCAGCACGAATAGCCCACTGTTTCAACGAATGTCCTCCGTCTATGGCTGGGTTGTACAGCCTGCCTAGCACGAGAGTATCCTGAACCTGACCGTCCCACTTGAAGTCCCATACTTCCTCCAGTCTAGGCAGATCGAAGCCAATCAGGTTGTGCCCCACCACTGTCGAGATACCTGTCAAGGCTTCCCTTAACTGAGTAACGTTGTAGCATGCAATACTCCTCCCAGAGTTCGGGAGAAACACCCCCGCTAGATGTATCGTCTTCCAATCCAGCGTCGTTTCTATATCCAAAACCGCAGTCGTCATAATACTTCTCCGTCACGTTAGCGTAGTACCATCTGCTCATGTTACTCATTTAAATACTCCTCAAACTCATCGAAGAATGTTCGTAGTTCAGGCAGATCAGCGAGTGTCCTCAAGTCTGCACGATCATTGTAGTTCTCGTCACCCCCTGCTGTCAAGCATGCCATGCAGAGATCAATGAACTCATCCGTGTTCGCGCAGCGCAGCGTAGCTTCGTAGTCTGTTAGCTCTATGTTGCATGCCTTACATCTCACAGCGCAATCTCCTCAGTACTTAAACGTCCAGTGTTCTCATCGTAAATCAGATACCCTGCTGGCCCAGTCTTACCGCTGAACCTGTTCTTCAACACACGCAGGCGCGTTCGGTTTCGCTCGTCTGCATCCTCTGCCTGACTGTTACGTTCCGCACCGATCACCGCATCTGATAACTGTGCAATGGCGGCACTGCCTCGTAACATACCAAGGCTGGTGACTGCTCCGTCCTCAAGTGACTTGCCTTCAGGACGTTTGAGGTGGCTGACGAGCAGCAGTGTAACACGCATCTCCTGACAGAACATCCGTAGCTTTGTCATTATCATGTCGATAGCCCTGCGTTCGTCACCGTTCTGCTGATCTGATACCAGTATCGACAGGTGATCGAGCACGATGAACTTACACCCCAGTCCTTTGACGAAGTAACGCATCCGTCCCAGCACACGTTCGATCTCGTTACTGCCGAAGCTGTCCCAGAAGTACACACGATTCTCATAGTCACCAGCAGTGTAGACTTCCATCACCTCTTCCGGTGTGTAGTCAACGTCTGGTAGGTGGATAGGTTTGTTCATCTCCAACCCGATCAAGCCGCGTAGTGTACGCTCCGGTGTCTCTTCAAGAAACATCAAGCCAACAGGGTCATCCGTCTGTCTCATCATGTGAACGACAAGCTCACGCAGTATGGTTGACTTACCGAGACCACTGCCAGCGCACAACGTAACCAGTTCAGCAGGACGTATACCGTACAGCATATTGTCTAACTGCTCCCACGGGTACGTTAACTTACTGCGCTTCATGGGAACCAGTACGTCATCGAGCAACTCGTATGCAGAAACAATACCGTCTGGCGTAAACGTCTCTGCGTTCCACCACGCTTGCGTAAACCGCAGTGCTTGATTGTTGATGAGATAATCATTGGCATCCTTGTAGTCAGTCAGCTTAACTACCTTTGCCTTGTTACCAAACATCTCAGCACAGGACTTAGCCGCTTCCCGACCATGCTCGTCGGCATCGAAGCAGATCACGATGTTGTCGAAGCTGTTCAGGTATTCGAAGTGGGCTTGACAGTCTTTAACTGCACTGCCTGCGCCGTTCCGAATACTAACGACGGGGTACTTGTTGTCGAACATCTGCGACACAGCCATCGCATCGAACTCGCCTTCAGTGATGGTGATGTACTTGCCTCCGGCTGGGAACAGTTGCTGTCCGAACATCTTTGCTTTGTTCCAATCGCCTCCGATCAGGAAACGTTTGTCAGGGTAGCGGGTCTTCGACGCCACCGGCTCAGTGCCTTCACCGTAGTAACCAAAGACAACGTTGTCGCCATCGACTAGCGCGTTGTACTTCTGCGCTGTCTCTTTCTTGATACGTCGGTTGATGATGGCTGAGTAGCTACCCGTCAACAGCTTGGCGTTAACCTGCTTCTTGGTTTCTGGTTTGTGCAAAGTCCTTACCTTATCCGGCGGTGTGTACTTCTGACATGAATAACAATACGTTGAACGATTGTCGTTGATAGTGAGCGCATCGCTACTGCCGCAGTCCTCACATGGTTGATGTGTTTTTAAGTAAGCCATAACCGTCCTCTTAACAGTTCCTGTTCAGTAACTTAACAGTAAATTTATAATAAGTTATACGGTTAAGTACTGAACAGTTCTTTAAAGTAATATTGTAGCATGGATTTTCCTAGCTGTCAACCCCTTCGTTGTTCTTCACTGCTCTTGACAAATCTCTGATGACGTTCTCAAGGTCTAAGATAGCGAAGCAATCCAGCGCGTCAGTGCCTGCGTCACTCATCTCGTGCAACAAACCTAACGCGTGCTTGGCACTCTGCAATGCTTGCTCTCGCTTGACTGTATCCGGTGTGTTCATTCGTAACCTCCCCAGAATTCATCACGAGCTAGATCGTACAGCTTATCCAGCGTTGTGTCAAACAAAAAGTCTGTTACTTCTATCTTGAAATCAGATGTCAGGTATGCGTTGACGTACATCTCGTCCTCGATCAAGTCCCACTTGACGTACAGCATCAAGTCCTCTGCCTCGTAATCGAAGTAACCCCTGCCGTTCTTTGGTGTGCTCATTCGTCTCTCCCCTTGATGTCTAACCAAATAACAATAACCCAGAACAGTATCATGTATAACAGAAAATCATGCAGCGTCATCAGTCCTCCTCGTCTTCATAAGAGACTTCTGCTGGAACGTAAAGTAGAAACTCATCTTGCTTACTGAGTGCTTTTATTCGTTCGAGTATATCCGAAAGGTCTGCATTAGCTGCACGCATGTCGTCTATTTCGATAAACTCATCTATGTCGTCTTGTTTATCTTTCATATACCGATCCATACGGTCTTGGATATAGCTGGCATCGTGCTCAACCAACTCCTCCAGATACTCTATTGTAAGCGTGTCAAACCAAATTGTAGGATGCTCCTCTATTAGCTTGATCTCTTGTTTTATATAGTTAGTCATAGTCCTCTCCTAATCATCGCTAATTGAAACTCAGTAACCACCATACCATCAATGTTATCAGGTTCTTTGTCAAACATTAACAATAAAAACTCTTGACATTCTGATTCGCACCCTCTGTAGACTACGCGATCCGGTTCGGGTACGTCATAGTCCCACTGTAAAACTGCGTGTGTCATAGCTGCCTCCACGGTTTCATCGTCAACAATATCGGTATCCAAACAGCGCACCAAATCAGTGCGTCAAAATATTTCTGCTCCATTTCCAGCCTCCAGATATTTTAACAGGTTTTCCATTGCATTTTGCGAGATCAACGACAGTGCTGCTGAATCGTCCTCTACGCGCTCAAAGATAAAAGGTATACCACCATACGGGTCAGCCGTTTGAATCGCTCTAGCGGCTTCGTATGCGCTCTGACGGGACGTTAGCATCACGCCAACGCTCCCGTGTGTTACGTTGTAGAGTTTCACTGCCTAGCCCTCAGTCTGTCGTAAATTGCTTTCCCGTTTTCACGCAGCCCGTCTCTGCCGTGTTCTCGGACAAAGACTGACGCAGTGAACCCCATTTTCTTTAGGCGCGACGTAACAAATCCTCTGCCGTAGTCAACATCAAACGCGTAATGCGCCTCCATTATGTCGAATCTGTCCCAATTCATTGCTTAGCCCTCCGCTAATCCATCAAAGAATGTTTGATATGCTTCCTCTGCTTTGCGACCATCGAGCCATTTATTTATGTGCCGCGTTGTCGTCGCGCTCCACTTTGTTTTGGTGCGGTACAGTTTGTAATCAAACTCCGCTGCCACTGGTGTTTCGTATGAAAACAAAATCAAAGTGCCATCGTTAAGACTAACCTCTGTCATGTTTGAACCCACGTTTTTTACTTTCATTGTTTAACCCTCTCCGTTGATTTTAATATATCCGGTAACTTGCCTACGCTGTGCGGTGTCTGCTGTCCAATCGTACAAGACACCATCCCGCAGTGCTGCAACATGTCCCCGCATTGCTAACAGGTAAACCCCTTTCGGATGTCTCCTGATAAACTGCTTTATCGTCATCGTTTCAACTCCGCAGTATCTCGCGTAGCGAACCGATGCGCTCGGCTTTCCATGCGTCTCTGCTGTTACTCCAAAACGCTCGGACAGTTGAGATACAGCCGCGTTGATTGTAGCCCAGGGCGCGCCATGTCTCCGCTGCCTTCCGTGCTTATCGAGTGCACGATGTGCCACGCCGTAGGTACAGCCGAACAATACAGCCAAACCCTTGACAGTGCAATCATTGTGTTCTCGGTAACACTTCGAAACTTCTTTCAGTTGCTCGAAAGTTTGCATAAGACCTCCGTTTAGTTTGTCAGCTGTAAACACTCCGCGAATGCTCACAGGTGACACCCCAAACGCTGAAACAGTGCTAAGTTGCGCGGGATTGTCTGCCCCATTGCGCGACACTGTTTCTGTTTAGTGTGTCGGCTGCTCCCGTATGTTCCGGCTTTGGTGTGATTCGTTTTCGGCTTTGGATACCCGCTACCGATACGCTCGCGTCACACTACTTGCTTTCAGCGAAGCCCAACAGAAACCCCTTCGTTGGCAAGGTCGGACTTAACACTACTCGCTTATCCGTTGGTGGGCATCCACCGCTGGGCTTTCGTTGCCAGTTGTGATTAGTCTATTACGCGGGTTTTCCAGATGTCCAGAGATTTTCTAGAACATTTCGGAATAACAAATCCGTTTGATATTGCCTAGCAAGTATCGTGCCAATTTATTTTTGCAGAATCTGCACCGCGTTGGCATGGATCTTGCTAGTCACTAGGCACTGTATGTTTATACAGTACTGGTTAGCTGTACAGGTACTTCACAGCCTCACACACCTGAGAATCTAAATCGTAATGATAATGATTCTCATTTGCATCTGCACAGGCTAACGATAACGCTAATGAGAATGATTCGTGTTACGATTTAGGCACCGGGGAGGGGGAGATGACTGCGCTGTGCTGTGCTGTTGCTGCGTAGATACAAAAAAGAGGCAAAATAGAAACAAAATAACTGTGTGAATAGTAACAAAATAAACTAAATGGTTCAAAGACTTAACAGAATCTGTACTGCGCTGTTTCGAATAACGAAAAAGGAGCCGTATAGGGTCAGTATAGATTGGTAATAATGCACAGATTGCTAAATAGTTCTTGACAAATGCTCAAAAGTATGCTATAATATACTGTATAGATAAGCATTTAAAGAGTATAGAATCTGTACAGCGCTGGTTAAGGCCCGGTTAAGCAGTTCAGTTACACCGCTGTTATTAATATAATTATATTTTTAATATTTCTGGACTTAACTGAACAGGGACTGAACTGCAGAACTGAATCCAACCAGAACTGAACTGCTGAACTGTAACTTAACTGTGCCTTTAAAGATACTTTAAAGATAACGCTAAGGATTGTTATGACTGATACTCCTAGTCGGGGTCGGGGTCGTCCCAAAAAGACTGAAGTAGCGTCTGTTAAAAAAGGAAATAGGGGTGTACGCGGTCGTCCGAAAGGCGACGCAGCGGTTATGAACGAGTATAAGGCGCGTATGCTGGCTAGCCCCAAGTCTGCAAAGGTGCTTGAAGCGATCTTCCGCGCTGCTTTAGACGACGATCATAAAAATCAAGCAGCAGCATGGAAACTTGTTATGGATCGCGTTGCTCCTACCGCGCTGTTCGAAAAGGATGTCGTCAAAGACGCAGGACGGAGCGCGATACAGATTAACATTACGGGTGTCGGTTCCGCCGACGTTAGCGGTGGTAGCGTTATTGATGGAGATTCCGGTGAAATACTTTGAGTTGTCTGAGTTTAACTGTCAACACACCGGCAATAACGAAATGAAGCCAGAGTTTCTTGAAAAACTCGACGCGCTAAGACACGTATGTGCGTTTCCGTTTGTTATTACGAGCGGCTACCGCGATCCTAGCCACCCTATTGAAGCGGCTAAAGAGATTCCCGGTACTCACGCGCAAGGTATCGCAGCAGACATACGAGTTGTTAGCAGTAACAAGCGGTTTAGATTAGTAAAGGAAGCACTGGCGTTAGGATTTACAGGCATAGGCGTTGATCCTTCGTTTATTCACTTAGACATCCGAGCAAGTTCACCTGTAATCTGGACGTACTAACTATGTTGTACACAAGAAATACTAACGTTACAACCACAGATGTAGCTACTATGGTTACTGTTCCTAGTGGTTACGTAGCGCACTGGAATATGCTCTTTGTTAGTAACTTAGGTGGCTCTACTAACGGTGCTGGCATCTACGTAGACAAAGCTGACGGAACCACTGTAGATATTTTAGGCGGTGGTAACGTATCAGCTAAAGACTTTTTGTTA